CAAGTTCCCCAAGATCAAGGTGATCAAGTCAGCATTGCTGTTCGTGGTGAGCAACGAGTTTGTGAAGAAGAAGCACGTTGCCGAGAACGTGCAGTTGTACATGAACAGCGCCACGTTCGACCTGAATCGTCTGAAGAGCGCATTCAAGAGCGGGGTGTGGAACCCTGTCAGTGGCCCACTGTGCAGGTTCTGCCCGGTGAAGAGTTGTGAGCACAACAGGAGCTAGATATGCCATACACGAAGAGTCCTCGTCCTTATGCGCACGAGTACGAGCTACAGAAGAAGCGTGGTGAACACGAGAAGCGCATGGAGCGCCAACGTGCACGCAGGGCACTGGATGCCAAGGGCGTGGATCGTACTGGGAAGGACGTATCCCACAACAAAGCGTTCGCCAACGGTGGTTCCAACAAGGACGGCTACAAGCTGGAAGCACCATCAAAGAACCGTAGCCGCAACCTGCATCACAAGGGGGAGAAGAAGTGAAGACTGCTGCGCAGTAAGTTAGTGGGTTTGAGTGTTAGAAGTGAGGTAAAAATGGACAGAACTGATTACTTGGCAGGGTACAAGTGGCCCTGCCCCGCTGGGCTCTCGCCCTTCGCGCACCAGAAAGAGACTGCATCATTCTTGGTGGCAAACCGCAAAGCCTTCTGCTTCAACGAGCAGGGTACAGGTAAAACAGCCTCAGTTATATGGGCTACCGACTACCTGATGAACCTCGGGCTTGTACGGCGCGTGCTGATTGTGTGCCCTCTGTCGATCATGCACTCGGCATGGCAGCAGGACTTGTTCAAGTTCGCTGTGCACAGGCATGTAGACGTAGCTTACGGTAGCTCAAACAAGCGCAAGAAGATTGTCTCCGGCCCAGCCGAGTTCGTCGTCATCAACTTTGACGGCGTGGAGATAGTCAAGAACGAGATCATCCACGGGGGCTTCGACCTTGTGGTGATCGATGAGGCGTCGGCGTACAAGAATGCGCAGACTGACAGATGGAAGACCATGCGGGACGTAATGAAGCACGTCAAAGGTCTGTGGATGCTCACCGGCACCCCCGCTGCTCAGTCTCCAGTTGACGCATACGGGCTGGCTAAGATGGTCAACCCCAAGGGCGTGCCACTGTTCTTCGGCCAGTTCAGAGACATGGTGATGTACCCGGTGACCCAGTACCGCTGGGCACCGAAGGACTCGGCCAAGTCAATCGTGCACCAAGTGCTGCAGCCTGCCATCAGGTTTGAGAAAGCGCAGTGCTTGGACTTGCCAGAACTCACGTATGTGGATCGAGAAGCACCGTTAACTGCACAGCAGGTTAAGTTCTACAAGGAACTCAAGAACGAGATGTTGATCGAGGCAGCGGACGAAGAGATCTCCGCCATGAACGCAGCGGTCAAGCTCAACAAGCTGCTACAGATAGCGTGCGGCTCCATATATACGGACAGCGGCGGGGTGGTGGACTTCGACGCCAGCAGCCGACTGCAAGCCGTCAGGGAAGTGATCGAGGAGGCAAGCCACAAGGTGCTTGTGTTCGTGCCCTTCACGCACACCATCCTCAAGATCAGAGAGTACCTCACGAAGCACAACATCAGTTGTGATGTCATCAACGGGGATGTGCCTGTCAACAAGCGTAGTGCTCTGGTTACTGAGTTCCAGAACAAGGAGAACCCCAGGGTCCTCATCATCCAGCCGCAAGCTGCTTCACACGGGCTTACCCTAACCGCCGCCGACACCATCGTCTGGTACGCTCCCGTGACCAGTGTGGAGACCTACCTCCAAGCCAACGCCCGTATCAACCGCCCAGGCCAGCGCAACGCGATGACCGTGGTGCACATCAAGGGCAGTCCGGTGGAGAGCAAGCTGTACGCCATGTTGCGCAGCAACATTAGCAACCACGAGAAGGTGGTTGAACTTTACCGACAAGAGCTTCAAGACTCTTGACAAAGTAAAAAAGTAGGCTACAGTAGGTCGCGTGGGTTCTCCACACAGACTAACAATGTTAGGAGTAACGATGGACGTATCAGAAGTTCAGGGCGAAGTGCCCCTCAGTGATCTCACAGCGAAGTACGTAGGCGTGCGTGACAAGCGCAACGAACTCAAAGCTGAGTATGAGAAGTTAGACAGTGAGCTTTCAACAGAGTTGAAAGAGATAGAACAGAAGATGCTGGATGTCTGCAAGAAGCTAGATGTCAACAGCATCAACACGAATGCAGGGACGATCATCCGTTCAATCAAAACACGGTATTGGACGAATGACTGGGAATCTATGTACCGGTTCATCAAAGATCATGGTGCATTTGCCCTGCTGGAGAGGCGGCTTCATCAATCAAACATGAAGCAGTTTCTTGAAGAGAACCCAGACACCTTGCCTGAAGGTCTGAATCAGGACAAGGAATACACCGTGGTCGTTAGAAGAGCAAAGTGAAATGAGCAACATTCAACTCCTCAACCAAGAACTCCCCGACTTCCTGCAGCAAGCTGGGGTTAGCGAACTCACCAAGACCCTCGCGGGTAAGACTGGTGCCAAGCGTCTGGTGCCCAAGAACGGCATCTGGACGAAGATGGTCGGTGGTGAGCCGATGGGCAAGATCAAGGGTGACTTGAATGTCATCATTGTCAACGCCGCACCTCGTGTGGGCCGCATCTTCTACATGAAGGCGTGGAGCCCCGATGCCGAGCCGACTGCGCCGGACTGCTTCTCCAACGACGGGCGTACTCCTGACGCACGTGCTGCCAACCCGCAAGCCTCTAGCTGCGACAACTGCCCCCAGAACATCAAGGGTTCAGGGCAGGGCCAATCCAAGGCATGCCGCTACTCACGGCGACTCGCGGTGATGCTGGAGGATGACTTTGATACTTCCCTGCAAGGGGAGGTCTATCAGATCAACTTGGCATCCAAGTCCCTCTTCGGTGACGGTGACGGTAACAACGCCCACACGTTTGAGAACTACACCAAGTACCTCAGCAACAACGGCAAGAGCGTGGACTACATGGTCACACGCATCAGCTTCAACGAGAACAACGACAACCAGTCAGTTCTGTTCGCTCCGGCACGGTACATCAACCGTGGCGAGTTTGAAGTTGCCCAGAAGGTTGCCAATACCGAGCAGGTCAAGGCACTTGTGGTGATGACTCCGTCCCAGGCTGATGGTGTGGGCAAACAACCGGCGCTAGCGGCTCCTGCAAAGAAGGCTGTGGAAGCCGAGGACGTTCCTGAGCCGACCAAGCGTGCATCCAAAAAGGAAGATGACGCCCCAGCCCCCAAGAAGAAGCTGGCCGACGTTGTCGCTGCTTGGAGTGACGAGGAATAAGCATGAGCTACGGATACAGCCTGCGGCTGGTTGAGGCCAACAAACGGTCAGACAGCCAGTCGTTGGGTGTTGCGCTTGGCAGGCTTTGCATAGCCAAGAATGTGCCCGTGAATGTAGTTGCTGATCAGCTTGGAGTTACCCGCATGACCGTTTACAACTGGTTCTGGGGTGAGTGTGAGCCTAGCGCAAGCATGACCGAGCGCATCGAAAGCTACATGACTTCCTTGTGCAAGTGACATCAATCCGTTAGTGAGTGGTACGGGGCTTCGGCCCCGTACTGCCCTAGCCACCCCAAAAAACAATGACCAGCTTTGATCTGCTTGCAGCGGTGTTGCCCCCGGAGGGGAGGTACTGCGCATTTGGTAGCGGCAGGTACATAAGCCAGAAGTTCTTCGATGACAGGGAGTCTTTTGACAAGCAGATCGAGTGGCTTGTTGAAAACAAGTTCGACGCATATTTTGGCTGCGCCAAGTATGGAGATCAGGACAACCGCACACATCAGAACGCTAGCTTTTTCCGCGCTTTGTGGATGGACATTGACTGTGGAGAGGAGAAAGCACAGCCGAACAAAGACGGCAAGATCACCGGCTACGTAGACCAAGCAACTGGACTGCAAGCGGTAATAGGGTTCGTTAAGCAGCACAAGCTGCCCAGGCCCATCGTGGTGGACTCAGGCTATGGCCTGCACTTCTACTGGATTCTGAGCGCCACCATCCCACGCAATATGTGGGTGGCCTTGTCGCACCGACTGCGTGACTTGGCGGTTGAGTCCGGGCTTGTTGTGGACACTTCGGTGTTTGAGCCGTCCAGAGTTCTACGCATCCCTGGTACGTATAACTTCAAGAATGGACTGAAATGCGATGTTTCAGTCCTTGACAAACAGTACGACACCACTGACTACGATACGTGGAAGGCACTGATCAGTGCCCCTGAGCCAGAAGAAGATCGGGAGTTCATACCCCGACGCCTGAGCCCCTTGATGGAGTCAATGTTTGAGAACCGGGTCAAGCGGTTCAAGACCATCATGATCAAGTCGGCCAGCGGAGAAGGCTGCAACCAACTGCTGTACTGCTATCAGCACCAAGATGAAATCAGCTACAACCTGTGGCGCTCGGCACTGTCCATAGCCACACACTGTGTAGACAGAGAAGCTGCAATCCACAAGATCTCTGAGCGCCACCCCAACTACACGCAGGGTGAGACAGAAGCCAAGGCCGAGGACATCGGTGGCCCACACTTCTGCACCACGTTTGAGCGAGAGAACCCCAATGGCTGCGATGGGTGCCAGCACAAGGGTAAGTTCAAGTCCCCCATCATGCTCGGCACTGAGATTGCCGACGCTGAAGACTTTGACGACGGCGATGGGGCAGAAGAAGATGCACCTGCTCGGCCACTATCTCCGATCCCTGAACCGTACTTCAGGTCCAAGAACGGAGCCATTTACTTCCGTGTCCCAGGCGGGGAAGAAGAGCCGCAGCTCGTATACGAGAACAACATCTACGTAGTCAAGCGCATGCGTGACCCACTTATGGGGGAGGTTGCGCTGATCAAACTGCACCTGCCGCAGGATGGGGTATCGGAGTTCACGGTGCCGCTGTCGGCACTCGTGGTCAAGGAAAAGCTACGGGAAGAGTTGGCGAAGCACGGGGTCGCTGCTGGTAACAAGCAGATGGACATGCTCATCAACTACCTCATCCTGTCCGTCAAGAACTTACAGGTAACACACAAGGCTGAAATTATGAGAACACAATTTGGCTGGACCGACAACGACACGAAGGTCATCATCGGGGACCGAGAAGTAACGATTGAAGGCACGTTCTACAGCCCACCGTCTTCAGCAACCAAGACGATTGTGGACAGCATGACCCCCGTGGGGTCGCTGGAGAAGTGGAAGGAAGTCTTCAATCTGTATAAGGCCAAGGGGCTGGAGCCCCATGCGTTTGCTGCACTCAGTGGGTTTGGCTCACTCTTGCTGAGATTCACCGGTATCAGCGGGGCGATGATCAACTTGATTCACAGTCGGTCAGGCTCGGGCAAGTCCACCATCCTGTATGTGGCGAACAGCATCTTTGGGCACCCACGAGAGTTGGCTTCAATTTGGAAGGACACGTTCAATTCCAAGATGCACCGCCTCGGTGTGATGAACAACGTGCTCAACACGATTGATGAGATCACGAACACCACCCCGCAGGAGTTCTCCGATCTGGTCTACAGCATCTCGCAGGGGCGTGGCAAGAACCGCATGAAAGCCTCCACCAACGAGGAGCGGATAAACCTCACAAGCTGGCAGAGCATGACTCTGTGTTCTGCAAACGCTAGCTTCTACGAAAAACTGGGTGCTCTGAAGGACAGCCCAGACGGTGAGTCAATGCGCTTGCTTGAGTACAGGATTGAACCGACCGACATCATCCCGATGGAGCTTGGCAAGCAGATGTTCGATCACCAACTGCTTGAGAACTACGGACACGCTGGGGAAATTTACGCCGAGTGGCTCGTCAAGAACTTGGACGAGGTGAAGAAGACTCTGCGGGCTGTGCAGGCCAAGATCGACAAGGAGGTCAACTTCAGCAGTCGGGAGCGGTTCTGGTCGGCAGTGGCTGCGTGCAACATCACCGGGGGCCTGATCGCCAAGAGCCTTGGCTTGCACGACTACGATATGAAGGCCATCTATGACTGGCTGATCAACATGCTCAAGGAGATGCGTGGCGAGATCACCCCTCCACTGCCTGCCATCACTTCAACGATTGGTGACTTTTTGAACAGCCACATCCAGAACACTCTGGTGGTCAACGGCATGGCCGATGCACGGACCAATCTGGACGCACTGCCGTCGATGGAACCCAAGGGCGAGTTGCTTGTACGTTACGAGCCAGATACACACAGGATGTACATAGCGGTCAGTGCATTCCGCAAGTATTGCGTCGAGCGGCAGATCAACTACAAGGACCTGATCCAGCAACTGACAGCCAAGAGCATCATGGTCGGCACCATCAACAAGCGCCTGTCAAAGGGCATGAAGGTCATCTCCCCTGCGGTTCGTGTGTTGGAACTCGATGCTGACAAGGGGGAGTTCTACGGATTCGTGGAAGCCGGCAATGGAGATCGAGACAGTCAAGTACAGGGTTAACTGGGCCAAGTTCAAGCCCGGTTACTCCTTCTTCATACCCTGCGTCAACTGCACCGAGGCCAAGGAGCAGCTTGTGGAGTTCACCCGCAAGCATGGCATCAGGGTTATCACTAAGGTAGTGATCGTGGACGGGGTGCGTGGCTTGCGGGTCTGGAGAGACTAGCTTACACTGGATGGGCAAGAGCTTGGTTGCCTTGCGTTCTCCCTGATGAAGGCTAGTTACCTTCTTGGCCCCCCGGCGCAATCCGGGGGGCTTTTTTACTTGGCGGCTTCGCGCTCAAGCAACTCTCGGGACGGGTCAAGCAGTTCCACCAGATACGGGTACAGCTTGTCGTCAACCTTGAAGCCACGGTCGGAGGTCATCCGTGCCTTAGCCCGAGCCAGCAACGCCTTGTTGAGCATGTCGGCTTCAATGCGTACCGCAGGGTTCTTGGAGTTGAACTCAAGGATCTTCTCCATGACGTTGTCGGCTGCGGTCTCATCGCCCTGCGTAAGCTCGGTGTCGAGTCGGTTGATGAGTTTGCCCCGCTCCTGCAGCACTTTCTGCCGCAGTGCCTCAACCTTGAAGTTCATCTCTTGGATCTTGGCAAGCCCTTCGGTTCTGAAACCCAACGCCTGCATGGCAAGCTGGCCCTTGGTGAACTCTTCTGGGTCACGGATGGGCGCACCGGTTGTAGTGGTTGCGCCTTCTTCAGCATACCGTGCAGCGGTTACTGGCTGACGGAACAAGTTAGGCAGCAGCTTTTCAAACCCGCGCATCGTGCGACCAGCTTGGAAGTCGTCAATAGCTGCAGGGAACTGTTTACCTACAAGACTACCGAACGGCCCGATGAAGGCCATAGCTGTTTCTATTGCACCTTGGGCATACGTGGCCGACTCCTTCAAGTCAGG